TGCACTACAATAGACTAACTCAATCTCCACAGCCACTCGCTCTGCCTCTGAGCTAACGAGGAATGTAATGGTGCCCCCACACTGAATTGAACAATGAAATCCTCATTACAAGTGAGGTGTTATACCTTTTAACTATAGGGGCTTTTTATAACGGCTACCTTCTATTTAGCCTTGAAAGGTAGTAGCAAGGGGTTTTAATATTAATCTTTAATTTTCACAAGTTCATAAACGTTAATTGGAAAACGTCTTTGTTCTGTTCCTGTAACTTTATAAACTCTGTGTTTATCAATAGACATAATATATTTTACAATTCTTCCTATATCTTTACCTGATTCTGCTTCTGGATCGGTAACTTTTCTATTTAGATGATATTGGTATATATAATCTAATGGTGTATATGACCAATCTCTAAATTTACCTCCAACAAGATCAGATGTAGTAAATTGTTTTTTGTAAGTAAGTGCTCCTTGAATCATACCGTTAACAAAAGTAATCAATTCAGCTTGTTGCATTGGTGTTAATGATTCAAATGCACTAGATTTTTGAGTTGTAGAATTTATAATCATTTTATTTTCCTTCCTTTTCTATTATGATTAAAATTAAAACAAAATTTATTAAATGAGAAATAGATTATTTAATGACTCCTATTTCAAAAAGTCAATTGGCAGACCGTACAGGACTCAAACCTGTGACACCAAGCTTAGAAGGCTTGTGCTCTTTTCAACTGAGCTAACGGTCCATAAAAATTGTAGCTTTTATAACGATCCATAGTTATACGAATATAACTTCTTTAGAGATACTACTGAGCAATGTTCGCTAAAGGAATATATTTATTAAAGAGCTCTAAATCTTTTAATAATATTTGCTACAACCTTCTCAGTAGTTTATTGGCGGAGGGTAAGTGACTCGAACACTTACAACCTTTCGGTCGGCGGTTTTCAAGACCGCTGCAATACCATTATGCGAACCCTCCAGAGGCGAAAGAATGTAACGGTTTATTGCTTTTCAGGAATTACATTCTTCCGTAACAATTTACTGATGGAGGGACTTGAACCAACACGTATTACTACGACTGCTCCTAAGGCAGTTGCATCTACCATTTCGCCACATCAGTATAAATGGTAGAGGTGAAGAATTTTGAAATCTTGACCTTCTCGGTGTAAACGAGACGCTCTTCCTCTGAGCTACACCTCTACGATTAATATTATTTCTTATTCACGATGTCTTTATAACTTCTTGATAGATTTTATAGCATATATTTTTATATTTGTAAAGCCATAAAATAAAAGCTCATCAATTTTTTTCGACGAGCTTTCTATTAAGAGGAGATTTTACGTAATATCAAACTCGTCAACCTAAGTTTTCAGGTTGATTATCTAAGTTTGAATATGTTATTACGTATGTCATCATGCTTATATAGAACTATTTATTTTTTAAAATTTGATTGATTAAAACTTTTTTAGTCATGTTTAGCGTTAAGCAAGGTTAGGACAACTAGTCTTTAGTGTATCACAGCTTATCTAAAGAAAAATCCTGTTAGCCTTTTCGATGGTTGCTTCTATCATCTGTGTGTTAGATTTACATAATCAATCTTCTGCATGACCAGAAACTTGTAGAAACTCTTGGCGGGAGTAGCTTATATCTGTGTCATTATAATGCTATTTAATCAGTATTTTGTATTATCGAGGAATTAGATTTTTACATACCGCGGTTCAACTAATTCAACTCTAACTACTTTACTTTTAACAGAACTCCCATAAAAAATGCCCTCAAACGAATCTAAGGGCAAAAGTGTATTAGTTGTTGTTAACTTCTTGTAGAAAATCTACGATATCTTTAACTGTTTTCATTTGTTCAGCATATTTATCAGGAATATCAATTTGAAATTCATCTTCGATAGCCATAACAATTTCTACAGTATCGAGACTATCTGCTTGTAAATCTTCTACTAGTTTAGAATTTTCTTCGATTTGATCTTCAGAAAATCCTAAATGCTTTGCTAGTATAGATTTTACTTTTTTTAAAGTATTATCCATATTTCACCTTTCTGTTAAATTTCCGATTCTTTAAGCACGTTAGGTATGCCGTCTTATAATGACTACTCCTTATATCTTTATTCTGTAAAAAATACTTCAAAAAGATAGCCTAATAACTATATATTTAGCATTTTGCACATAGCGGCGTCTCGGTATTTCCGCTTGCCTTTTTTTTAAGGCAAGTTTACTAAAAATCAGGGTGAAGGATTCCTGACTACCTTCAAGCAGTATGTTAAGCACGTTATTCAGTCACATCCACAAGAAGTAGCTAATTTCTTGCTTATTAGATGAGGAGATTGGTTACTCCCAAGTGGATACAGATGTCAGCATTCTCCAACGCGATTTGTCCACTTCTTACGTCACTAAAGGTTGGCCAACCTTTGCTATTTCAACCTTACACTTCTTAACATCTGGCAACTTACATACAATCTTTTCAGATATTATATGCAATCTCTTTATCAGCCATCAACCAATTATTCAGAGAAACCGTGATTTTTAATTTTTTTTAATTTAATGGGGAGGGATTAAGATCTGCCCTTAACATCATCCTGATTCAACACAGTGCTCTACTACTGAGCTACCCTCCATAAATATTTCCTTTAATATGTCTTAATAATTTTTGTTTTTTAGCTTCTTTAATATCTTTTTCATATTGTTTACGTACTACTTTAGACATTTTATCAGCTCTTTTGTTATAAAAAGATAATATTGTACCATCTTGACAATGACCTTTAATCCAAAAAAGATTATAATTTCTAGCAGTCATCATATCACGTATTTTGTGTATCAAAGGTTCTTCTTCTTTTCTTAAAGTACCTTCTCTTATAGCATGTATAGCATATGTAGAATCTGTTAAAATTGTAACTTTTTCATTAGGTTGAATTAAGTTTTCAGTATCATCGATGGCATATAATATTGCTTGTAGTTCTGCAGTATTGTTATCTTTTTGATCTATGACTATTCCTGCTTTGTGTATTTCTACATTTTTACTATTAGTGGCAATATATCCTAATCCAGAAAAGTTACCTCTTGTACTAGCATCAGTATAAATACGCATTACAGATAGTCCTTTATATGATATTACTTTTTAAAGTAGCTTCATATTAGAACTTTGACAAAAAAACATTGGTAGCAGGGGATGGAATTGCACCATCGATCTTTTGGTTATGAGCCAAATGAGTTAACTACTTCTCCACCCTGCGATAAAATATCATTTCTTTTAGGATCTTTCACCGTTTTACCCTCGCTATTGGCTGCTTAAGACAAATGATAAGACTAGCAGTACTATATTTTATACACTATTGTTACAACGAAAAATATAAAGTTGTTTGAACATTAATTATCATTAAGAGTATAGTGTAAGAGACTAATATAGTAGAATAGATGTCTCTAACTATTCTTTTTAATATTATTTCTTATTCACAATGTATTATAACTTTTTAAATTAAGAACCTTATAAAATAAAATTTTTAATAAGTAAAACAATTATTTACCGTTTGAAGTATTTCTATCGATATGAATCTTAATCAAATCTTTAGGATCTACTTGTTTTGGATTTTCTTTTTCATTTTCTTGTTTAATTTTAAATTTCTCAATTGTACGTTTCAATCTAGTTATTTTCGCATCCTGTATTTCTTCTATTTCTTTTGGCTTAATATCATAAATAATTTTAATTTGTTCAAGCATTGTTTCTACATCTGCTAATTCTTCTACTATTTTAGCACGATTATCAGTACCGCGATGAATATTTTCAAATAATTCTTTTTCAAATTCTATCAATTCTTCAATTGTTTGCATGCACTGATTTTGTCTACCAAAAGTAGCAATAGCTTGATGCACTACTTTCTTATTCTCAGGTTTCATTTCGCTTTTATATCCTTTCATCTTTTAGTTTTTCTAACAATTCTTTATTTCTTTTCATTGATTCGTTTATTCTATTTAATGTTTCATTATATTCAGTTGTAAATCTTGTTGCTGAATCAATTAACATCGATAGATTACTTTCAATCGTTTTAATAGCATATTTAATACAATCATTTTCATTTGTAAAACAATTATTATCATAAATCATTTTACCAGTGTAATCTACGCTTGGCCATTCTAATTTATCTGTATAGCTTTTAACTATTTTTAAATCATTACTGTCGAAATAATAAAATTCAATCATACCGTCTATAGGATCATTACCTTCCATAATATCTTTTATAGTACCGTCAGCAATTATTTTTTCTAATTTATCCCAAATCATTTCTAATTCACTACTTTTTAAGGCTGCTTTACCTTCATGAAATGTATCCATAGCATAAGTAATGTTTAATGATTTTTTATTAACAGCTATTAAATCAGTTACATAATAACTACTAATACATATTTTATCTGATAATTCTTGTACAGTTCTTTTTGTATTTAGTAGTTTTTGCAATAATCGTGCTTTCATTTGCTTTTATCCTATTCTACATAATCATCATCATTATATGGAATATTATTATATTTTTCTTCTGTCTTTTTCCAATAAGTTTTAAGTTCATTTTGATTAACATTTGATATTTTTTCTTTTCCAAAAAGTTTTTCATACAATCTATCACAATATTTACCATATTCTTCTAATTCATTATCTGTTGGGAATCTTTCTATTCCATTTTTACAACAACATACATGCCAACTATGATAACTAGTAAATGAAAACGTAAATCCAAATAATGATATAGAAAAATCTCTATCATCGTGATCTCGTGGTGAATATGGAATAGAAAACGTAAAACCTGTATCTAAATTATTTCCAAAATCTAAATTAAAATTCCACCACCTTTTTTTAATCGTTTCTTTGTTTTCATATTTTTTAGAAAAAGGACTTAAGATAGTTTTATCTAAAAATGTTTTTACATGATAAAAAGAATCAAATAAAGGTATATACAGCTTAAATTCAATATTAAACAATTGAAAAGTTATATCTATAAAGTTTAAACTAAAGCAAGTTTTTATAAGAACAATAAAATCAGCATATTGTACTAAATTCAATCTTTTAAATAGTGACATTTATATACTCCAATATAGATTTATAATCTTTCATCAAATCGATTACTAAAAAAGTAACGGTTATGTTTATTACAGATAAGATTATAAAAACGTAAAACAATTTTTTATACATTATTGTACTCTATTTACTCTATAAAAACTACCTTGTCTACTGAAACTTTTTATGTTTTTAGCACCGATATAACTACCAGTACTACGTAATCCACCTTTTATATTATTAATAGTATCAATAACAGGTCCTGTATACGGAATCAATTTGCTTTCAACGCCTTCTGATGTACCAGTTATAGTTTTTTTACCGTAATTTTCACATTGCGCTCTGAAACTACTCATTCCATAGTATTCTTTAAACTTTTTTATTTCGTAAATTGGTTTATCTGGTTCATATTCTACCCATTCTCGTGTAGACGGTTTTGTAAGAGTACAACATTCGTGTTCAAAAAATTCATATTCATTAGTACGATACATTTTTTCAATAACTTCACCAGATGCTTCATCACATCCAGCAAACATTGATCCAGACATACAAATGTCTGCTCCAGCTACAAAAGCTTTAGAAATATCTCCAGGCATGTTAAATCCGCCATCAGCTATTATTAAGCCACCAACCTGATGAGCTGCATCAGCACATTCTATGACAGCAGATAACTGAGGACGACCACAACCAGTAGTATGACGAGTACGACAAACACAATTGTGTACAATTATTCCATCAACAGTATATGAATGATCTTTTTCTACTTCGATGTCATATACAGTAGATTCATTTACGTTACATTCTTTTTTGTTTATTTCTATAAATTCAATTTTCATTTAATATCTCCTTTAAGCTAGAAAAATCATTATTATTTATATCTATTTCCCAAATATATAATAAAGTAAAACCATATAATTTTGCAATTTCTTTTTTTCTTTTATCTTTTTCTATTTTGTTTAATTGAATATTGTTAAGTTTGTCTTTAGAATATATTCTTGGATCAGCATGCCAATAAGTTCCATTTACCTCAATTAATATCTTTTTATCGTGTATTATAAAATCGTATTGATAATTATTACCATCTTGACCATTTAAAATGCAACAATATGAATATGATATATTGTTATTTTTTAACCAATTTTCTACTTTTTGTTCAATTTTATTTATTTTATAACTTTTATAATTGCTTGCTGCCGCTTTTCCTCCTTTTGCTTTTATTTCTTTATAATAATCTGGATTTTTTCTCATACATTTTCGCTGAGCTAAAGATTGTTTTTTTCTTATTTCTATCAATTCTTCTTTGGTTTTCTTTTGCCAACTTCTTTTTATCTTTTCTTTAATTAAAAGTTTTTCCTCATCCGTTTTAGCATTCATTGTAACTTTACCCTTATTAATTTTTTCTATTTTTTTACTTTCTGGTAAATTATGCCATCCCTCAGATGTATGTTTACGATGTGCTTCTAATTCTTCTTTTGTTTTTCCAACGCGCCAATCTTTTCCATACATTGGATTATTTTTACCTTTATACATTTCTGATCTTTTCTTTTTTTCTTCTTCTGTCCAAACATGTACTCTTGGATTTAAATGTAGTTCACATGATCTACATAAACAAGAAAATTTATCAGAAAAATAGTGTCTCATTTTATAAGGAGTAATGCTTTCTACTATTTCTTTACCGCAATGCTTACAAATATAAGAAATAGTAATACAATCTTTAATCTTAATAATGTTTCCATCCAATAATTTTATTCTATAATGATTATTTTCTTTATATACACTTTCTATTCTGTATCCATTTATTTTTAAATTTTTTAAATATTTCATTGATATAGTCCTATACAAAAAAATTAATTATAATGTATAGAACTATATCAAATTTAGTATTGGACCTTTACTTAAGTTTTATAAGTAATTGATTTTGCGTTAAATCTTTTGCTTCCATCCAATATGCATATTCTTGATAGTTATTTTCATTGACTTTTTCGATATCATTTTTATTTATTACAAAAAATTTATGATTTTTTGTACATTTAATTCCATTTATATCTAGCAAACTATCTTTGTTTTCAAATTGAAATTTATTAATAACTTTTTTATAAGTTCCAGTGTGAGTTAAAACAAAATCGTTTTCTTTAATATTCTTTATTTTAATTAAACCATTCGATGTTTTGATTAAAGTGTCTCCAGTAAAACAACTCGGACCAACACCAACCTTAATAATCTGAGCACCAGCTTTAATAAGCTCTTGAGTACGATCACCTGTACAAACATTACCTACGGCAATGATTCTATTAGGAAATTCTTTACGAACTCTTTTTACTAATTTTTCTACATCTGGAATATAAGCATTTGGAACATCAATCATAATAGAATGCTTATAATTAGTAAACTCAATATCTTCTAGTTTTTTAATTTCTTCATCTTGATTTCGTAATCCGATTGTTACAAAAAATGTTTTTTTATTACATTGCGGATTATTAGTTAAAAAATCTCTTATTTCATCACTATTATAAAACTTATGAATACATCCGATCATATCATTTTCTAACAAAACTTTGGCTACTTCAAATGTACCTGTTTGAGTCATGTTAGCATTCATTATCGGACAGCATCTAAACTCTTCAATATATCCCATACCTAAATCTGGTTCAAGTTGTTTAAAATGTCTAACTACTTCTACTTCACCTCTATGATTAATATTCGTTGTCTGTGGTCTAATCAAAACATCAGCATAATCTAATTGTATATCACCTATAAATTGCATTTCATCTTTTCCTTTAATTTATTTGAAACAATAATCTTTTTTAAGTAATAATTATCACGAATCTTTTTTAATTTTTCTTTTTTAGTTTTGTTATCTTCTTGATTATAAAATTCATTTAATTGTTGAGCTTCATAATCGTTTTCTAAATCTTTACTGGTTTTCTCTAAGATATTCATTGTTTTTCTCTTTTTGTTTTATAATCATTGGACAAACCTTTTTTAAGAACTCACAATATGATAATGAAAATTTATTAGATTTAGTATTTGTCCAATCTATTAAGGTGTTGTAATCTTTTAACCATTCATCTATAAATTCTTTATCATCTATATCTAATGCACATAGCAATTCTACTAAATTTTCTTTTATGTTTTTAGGCGTTTCTTTACATGTTAAATATGAACAACAATGATTTAAAGCTGTTATCCACATCCAATCTGCATAAGAATAATCTTTTTCCAAAGCCAATCCAAAAAAAGCTAATATTCTTCTGAAAATTCTACCTAGTTTTGTCCAATCTTTATTCATATTCTTTATTTCCTTTTTTTATATCATATAATATATAAAATCACAAAAGATTAACAAAGTAAAACAAAAAAGTTCTATTAAGTGAAGGTTTTTAAATTTTCCTCTGTGTTAAGATCTGATGAAATAATAAGAAAAGTATAAAGTATCCAAACGTCTTCACAGTTAAAAATAGAGCGGGTATAAACCCGCTTTTTTATTTTTTACTACTACCACCTGCTGAAGATTTAATAGTATATCCAACAGTACTCTGTAATGTTACAGGATCCCAAGGTTCAACTTCTTTTATCATACATCTAGTTAAATCATGATCGATAAATATAGTTGTACCAGGTTTACCAGAACGTGATTTTGCCATAAAGAATCTTGCTTTACCGGCTGCTTTTTCACCAGGATTGAAATTTATAGTTGTAATACTATGTGCTAAGTGAGCTTTACGAGCTGATTCAGCAAGACTATCTAAACTTATAACTTCAGAACCACTGAGATTCCATGTAGCTCTACCGAGTTGAGAACCTGTTATAACAGGACAATGAAATGTCACAGCTAAATTCTTACAATCATCCGCTACACCACCAATATCTTCATATAAACTTCCTTTTACTTTTTGTGTAGGTAATAACTTATCAAGATAATCTAAGAAAATCACATCAGGTTTCCAATCTATATTATATTTCTCTTTTTTATACTGTATTACTTTTTGTATGAAATTGTTTATAGTATCAGCTGTTACACTAGACGTTTTATAAAACTTAATTATACAGTTTTGACTAAATGTATTTCTAATAATGTTCATTCTATTCATAAAGTATTCTTTGTTTTCAGGTTTTAACATGTCTGAAAACGAAATACCTGTAGCTGCTATTTTCATATTAGCTTCTGTTTCTACTTCACTTAATTCCAACGTTATAAATATTACTTTTTTATTTTCCATAAGAGCATTATTAGCTAGAAAAGCCATAACTTTAGATTTGCCGCCACCTGGACATGCTCCGATTATGTGTAGGTTATCTTTAACGAATCCACCACCTAAAGCAGCATCCCAACCAGCTATACCTGTATGAATCATGTTGGTTTTATCGTAAGTTTGAGATAATTCAGCTAAAAAGTCTTCAGGAGCGCGTTCGGATAAATCTATTCCTAAATCATTTTCTGAACCTATCGTTAGAATACTTTTAAACTTTTCAATTGCCTGTTCTACATTGTTTGCATCAAAAGCTTTTGAACCGTCTGCTAAAGCTTGTTTCCATCTTATATTTCTAACAAATTTTATAACTTTTTCTTTCCATTCTTCTTTAGCAGCATCTCCACCTTCTATCAAATAGATGTCTTCTAAAGCTTGTTCATATATGAAATAATCGTTATACTTTAATTTACCTTCATTTGTAATCTCTTTTGCTTTATCTAATAAAATTAATTTCGTAGGAACGTCTTTGTGTTTATGATAATATGAATGAATCCAAGAACATATGTTTCTTAGCATTTTATTTTCAAATAACTCTGGTGTAATAATAGCAAATCCATTTAATTCAGCCCAAAGCTTATCTTGCACTAATAAACCTAAAAACTTCTTTTGAACATCTAAATTAAATTCTTCTTCAAATGTTTGTGTGTTTTCTTCCATTTTTATCTCCTAAATAATCATTGTTAAATAGAATACTTTTTTGATATTAATCTACATTATGAAATTTTCAAATAGTTTATTCTTCTTTAGCATTTTCGATATCTTCTACTAATTTTATAAAGTCATGTACATCAGCTAGTATTTTTATACCAGAATCTTCCATTAATTTTTTACGTTTTAAATAATGATCTTCAAAAGTATATAATCCTCCAGTATCTTTGAAGTCTATAGCTAATGAAACATTCATTCCATTTACCTTTTTTCTAGTACCACGACCTATTCGCTGTAAATACGGGATTGTTTCTTTATTACCACTCCACAACAACACTGCTTGAAATATATCAATATCTACACCTGCATCAAATACTTGTGAACTAAATATAATGTTGTATTCATTTCGTAAAGCTGTTTTTATAGTTTCTACGTTGCCTGATCTTTTATCTAGTTTCAAACTACCTTTTCTTTTACCTTGCTTCCATTCGTATATAGTTTCATCACCACATATAAACAAGCATTTTACTCCATTTTCAGTAAGTTCTTTTAAAACTTTTTGACCAAATTTTATGTTGTTTAGAGAAGCCATTGTTTTTATATTATGTTTATCTAAAAATTTTAACATTTCTATACCGGCTGTATTTCTTGCTTTATTATACGTAATACTAGCTCTATATTGCATATAATAACTATCTTTATATTGCTCTGGTATAAATGGTATTTTATTTTTATATCTAATAAAGTATACGTATGGTTGTGCTATATTTTCATCTTGTATACTATCTTTCATGTTATATTGATAAGATGGTTCACCAAGTAAACTTATTAAACAGAAATCTTTAGAGTTAGTATAAGGTCTTTTATATTCTCTAAATGGAGTACCAGTATATCCTATTATATGTTTAAGTTTTTCAGGATTAGTATAAAAAAGAGGTTCAAAAAATGTTATAGCTTGCACACCATGTGCTTCATCCCATATAACCGTTTCCACTTCATTTAAAAATTTAAGATAATTTTCATCTTGCTTACAAAGACGTATATTAGATGATGCTGTGTTAAGCAATACTATTCTTTTAGAGTAATCAGGTTCTTTACTTGGATTCCAACTTACATTTTCTTCTCCAAATGATTTTAATCTATCATATATTTGTGTTAATATGAAATTATTATTATTCAATATGAGTATTTTATAATTTTTAATATATTCACACAATAAACACATTACACTTGTCTTTCCAGAACCTGTAGCCATAGTAATTAAACTTCTATATTGTTCTAATGATGTTTGTACTGCTTCTACTTGATAATCTCTGATTTCATAATTAGGATTTATAAGTTTTATTTTTTCAGCTAACTCATATATACTTTTTAATTCGATTTTATCATACGTGTTTTGATTTTCTACAGCTATTCCTGTTTTTTCAGCTAAATATTTTGTTAAACCTCCAGGAAAACGTAAAGTTTCATATATTATTCCATCAACATTAAATTTAGAAATTTCTTGGTAAAAAATACTAGTATCATAGCTCTTAGTATCGAAATTGTATTCTTTAAACGTTAATATAGTTTTGCATTCGTTAATCATATATACTGGTTCATTTATAATATAATTCCAAAATTGATTAGTATTTATTATTGGCATGCTTTACCTCTTTTATGAAATCTTTTTTATCTTTTATATAGAATATCTTTAATGTAATAGTTCTAATAAATAACATTTCTAAAAGGAGGAATAATGATTAAATTTTTAAAAAAATTGTTTCACAAAAGAAAAAACACAGAAATTAAAGAAATAAAAAATACTCCAATTGTTTTTGAAGATGAACAAGGTAAAGATGTAGTTTTACAAATAAGACCAAATGGAAACGACAATTTATTTGAAATTATCAACTTAAAAGATAATAATTCGATTATTATAAATAAAGAACAATGTATATTAGTTGCAACAGCGTTATTTGAATATGGAAAAACTGGAAAAATAACGAACACATTAAAAATAATAAGTGAATAAAAAAGAGGAATAAGTAATGGATAAAGCATATCAATTATCTGAAAAAATAATCAATGATGTAGAAGCATATAGTTTAAAATATACAGCTCCAGATGGACATATTGTTAAAAACGATGATTCTATCATGGATTTAAATTCTATTGTTCAAGAAGGATTTAGTTTATATAAATATATGGTAGAAAAGAAATTATATGAAGAAAAACCAGAAATCACAGCAAATTTGATAGAATTAGAAAAATATATAGAAAAATTACAAATAACTAAAGAAAATGCTGAAAGATTAGATTTAGAAAATACTATGATTATATGGGAACAAGCTAAAGTAGTAATAGCTTTGTTGGCTTGTAGTATTCTTGATTTTAAAGATAATTTGAATTAAATAGAGGAATAATATGTACGGTACAAGTAATATGTTTATCAAAAGGCGTACTACTTCTGTTAAACCAAAACAGAAAGTACAAGCTAAAAAGAATATCATGGTAGAGATTAATTCTGAACATGATTTACAAAAAGCATGTGTAACAAAATTAAAAGCTCATAACATGTTATGCTTTTGCACAGATGTGTTCAATGGTATCTCTTTTATTCGTGATATAGCAGGAAAATCAATTTATAAACAGCATATGATTGCAATGGGAGCTAAAGTAGGTCAACCTGATTTAATCGTTCTTCATGATGGAAAATGTACTTTTGTAGAATTTAAATGGAAAAAAGGTAAGAAATCACCTGATCAAGAAGCTACGTGTAATTTATTAACTTCCATGGGTTATGAAGTATTAGAATGGCGTACTTTACAAGAATGTATAGATTGGCTAATGCTACAATTAGGTAATACAAATGAACCTTTATTAGACGAATAAAATTAGTTCTACATAATATAACTAATCCAAATTTTATATTATATATCAGGAATAATTGCTATTAATATTATATAGTATACATTACTATAAATTTTACATTTAATGTGCTAGTTAAAATAATCTAAATTAAATAAAGTTCTTATCTATAAGTGACTTTTAATCATATATAATTTAGATTATTCTTTTATTGTATTTGTTTGGAAGTTCTAAATAAAGAAAATATGTTAACATAATTTTTAAATAAGGAATGATAAAAATGCAATATAAATTTCCTGGCGTTTTTCCTAAAATCACTGACGAAAGTGGCATTATTGTAAACAATATGTCTACTTCTTGTGGTTATGTAGGTCTTGCTGAGTATGGTCCGGTTTTAACTCCGACATATGTTTCAAATTTACGTGAATTTAGTGCAAAATTTGGTACACTTAATTCTAAATATGGTTATGCTGGTTATTCTTTAGCTGTTGCTGCTGAAACCATTAATGACCATTACTTTGTACGTGTTGTTCCAACTGGTGATCCTGAAGCATCTGAAGCTGAAAGAAAAAATGATGCTAAATGGGGTTCTGCAGTAATTCTTCGCGAAGATGCTGAGGTTGCTCAACCTGCTGGTAAAGCTTATTACTATGAACAAATCACAAAAGCTGCTAATGCTCGTGATAACAATCAAGCTTCTGGTTTATTTATAAATGAAGCTGAAGAAAAAGATATGGATTCAGCTATGATTGTTGTAGCTAATGATCCTAACAACCGTAAGTTTTTCGTTTCTACAGCTGATAGCACTATCAATGAAAATCGTGCTTACGCTGTTGTTGCTGCTACTCAATTCAACGAAGAATCTGGTGAAGATGCGAAAACTACTGTTACAATGACAGTTGAATATAAAGATGAAAATGGTGTTGAAAACGAAATCTTACAAAACATGTATGATGATGCCGACATCGTTGTATCTAAGATGAAAGTAGAAGAATTGAATGGTCGTTTTAAACTTGAAGATTATGCTATTGATGAAGAAGAAAACATTATGACTTTGACATATAGTGTTGAAGGTACATATGACATTCCTTCTAATGTTGATGCTAGTGCTCGTATCGGTTTATATCCTGAACCAAATCAACGTACTTTCTCTTTAACCGTTATGGAAAAAGTTGGTCGTATTATGAATGTACTTGAAGAATTTAACTATTGTACATTATATTACGCTAAAGATAATTTTGGTGAATCTACTTATGTTGAAGATGTTATTAATGGTTCGTCAAATTACATTCAAGTATTTGTTAATAATAACTATATGGATGCTGATCCTGATGCTATTGTAATTCCAGCTAATGTAAGTGCTGTAGAAGTAGCAGGTGGTCAATCTGGTTCTTATCAAGGTCGTGTAGACGTTATGTATGATGACTTGATTAAAGCTTGGGATTTGTTTAAGGATCGTACACAAGTTAATGTTACACTGTTGATGAACTCTGGTTATGTTACGAAAAACAACGTTTCTTATCAAAAGAAAATGTTAGATATTGCTGAATATCGTCGTGACTGTTTTGCTTTGTTAGATGCTCCGTTGACAGAAGTAGAAGTTGAAGATTTAGCAGATTGGAGAAAGAATACATTAGCTGCTAACACATATCGTGGTGCAGTAAGTGCTCCTTGGATTAAGACTTATGATTCAGTTCAAGGTCGTGCTAACTTTGCTATGTGTCCTTCAGCTTACATCGCTAAATTGATGGGTGCTAACAATCCATGGATTGCTCCAGCTGGTTTGAATCGTGGCGTACTTTCTGCCGCTACCGTTTCTCCTACAGGTTTAACGAAATATTACAATGATATTGAAGGTGGTAATCTGTATACAGATAATCAAATCAACTGCATTATTAGAAATCCTGCTGCTGGTTATGTAAACTGGGGTCAACGTACTTTACAGCAAAAACCTTCTGCTTTAGATCGTATCAATGTTGCTCGTACTGTTATTTATATCGAAACAATGTTACGTGATGCTGCTAAATGGCATGTATTTAACAATAATACTTCTTATGAACGTATGCAGATTACGTTGCAATTCTCTACATTCTTAGATACTATTCTGTCTAGTGATGGAATTCAACGTTATTCTGTAATTTGTGACGAAAGTAACAATACTCCAGATGTTATAGCTAATAATCAAATGAGAATTGATATTTACTTGTGGCCTACATATACGGCAGAATTCATTTTGCTGTCTACGAGCGTACAAGGTGCAGATACATCTGTTACTGTTACGACTTCACAAGCTTAATAAAGTATATAAATTAAAGCAAATTAGAGTGGATAGATTTTTCTATCCACTTTTTTATTATCTTTATACAAAATAACCAAAATATAAATAAAACAAATAACATAATACAAACAAAGAATATGCTGATCTAGCTGTTTATCATAATTAAAACAATTGTCATATCAAAGATAAAGGTAGTTTTTCTTCCAAATAGGTATTACTTTCGCTTTACTTCGTTTTTAACAGTTCTATATATTATGTCGAAATTTAATAACTTTTTATTAAAATAGTTAAAGAAGCAAAACTAGGAATATAAAAAATATGTTAAATAAAGACATAAATTTATTAATACGTATTATGTTATTTAGCTTATTTATATTATTAACAAATACGACATTAGTAAATGCTCAAACCGAATATGATACTTTATACAATATAACAGATATTGTTGGTAAGTATGAACATGGTGGAAAAGGATATCAAGCTGTGAGTAAAGATAGTTATGGCGGATATTCTTATGGTAAATGGCAAATTTCTACGAAAAGAGATAAAGGAAAACCATCTACTTTTGATTTCTTTTTGAAATACACCGAAACACACAACTTTGTATTCGCTAAAATATTAAAAAAACACGGCGGATATGAAGCGGCATTTGCTGGTAAGAAAGATTTTATTAAGACTTGGAAAATAATTGCTAATAATCCAGATTTTCAAAAAGTTTATGATAACTTTATTATAGATACTCAAATTATTCCTGTATATGTACGTATGAATAATTCAAATGATAAGAAAATGATTAAGCTTTCTGAATGGGGATTAGAAGATAAATCGATTGAAGCCGCTATAAATTCTACTATTATTCAGCATGGTCAAGGAGGAGGTTATAAGATTCTTTGTAATGTAATGAACTTATATAATCCTAAAAGTAAAAAGATATTTTTAAAATGTCTATATGAGTATCGAAAGAAGAAATTTCCAAAGTATAAAACTAGATATGCTGCAGAGTATAAAGACCTTTACAACTTTTTAGTTTCTGGAAATTCTAAATTAACTAGCTAGAAACTGCGTTTATTATATGTATCCATATATCGACTATTTATTTTACTCTAATTTATACAATGTAATAGCTTCTTTAACTCTGGATACAGCCTATTACTAGGCGTTTATTATAAGCATTTTCAGCAAAAAAAGGAATAAAAATAATGATAGAAGTATTTGACTATCTATGTTGTTATATTCTATTTGTTTGCTTAATAGTGTTGCTATTATATTTAGCAATGAAAGACTTAAAATAACTTAATAAAGGATAATTAAAGGTGGCAAATTTTAAATTTTATTATGGTGTAATGGGCGCTGGAAAAACAACAGAACTTATTAAAGCTTATAAAATTTATCAATATAAAAACTTAAATCCTTTAGTTATTAAACCTATTATAGATAACCGTGAAGGTTTTCAAAATGGCTGGGGTACTACTTCTTCTAGACTTGTAAAAGAAAGTATCCCAGCTTATTACTTTAAAAATTTACGAAAAGAACTTTGGAAGCTTAATTATCAATCCATATTCGTTGATGAAGCTCAATTTTTGACCAAGGATGACATAAAAGTTCTTTCTGATGTAGTTGATCTCCAAAATATAAATGTGCTTGCCTATGGTCTTAAAACTGACTCTAATGGACATCTTTTTGATGGAGCTGCAGAATTACTTGTTAAAGCTGACGTGATACAAGAATTACCGACACTTTGCGATATACCTAACTGTGAGCATAAAGCTACAATGCATTTACGCTACGTTAACAATAAATTAGACTTAAATACAAAATCAGTAGCAATAGAAACAGAAAATGTAACATATAAATCTGTATGCAGAAAACACTGGTATTCGATAATATCTAGTAAGCAATATTAAAAGTTTATACAGAAAATACATATAAAAATATCCAAGTTCTAAATTAAAGTAATACATGTATTTTAAAAACTCTATAGAATAAGGAATTATATAAATGTTAAATCCGTTAAGCAAGGTTCAGAACCTCAAAGATCCTATCAAAATGTTTACTGCAAATTTTGATATTGCTTTTAAAGCAGGATCTCCTTTGGTATCAAAAATCGATACAGAAAATTTAGCTCTTCGCTGCCAAACATTCGGCTTACCTAAGATTACTGGTGATAAAACTGTAGTTCAATGGGGTGGTTTCGAAAGACGTTATGCTGGTAAGCAAACGCGTGCTGGTGATTGGAGTGTAAAAATTACAGAAGTTTGGGATAATTCTATTACTGAAATTTTTAAAACTTGGTTGAACTGCTATCATAACTACAAAAACGGTACAATCTCTTTATTAGATGCTTATACTGCTACTGTTAACGTAACGATGGTAAATCCAGACGTATACGAACCAAAACCAGATGGAATTAAGCGTTATGATATCAGATTGTTCGACGTATTCCCTACAGATGTTACATTCCCGACGATTGAAGCATCGAGCAGCAACCCAGTTGAGCTGGACATCCAATTAAGTTATAACTACTTCTTGATGGGTGATGAAATCGATTAATCAGTCGATCTTATATAACTTTTTCGCAACACCTTAGATTTTTTCAGTCTAAGGTGTTTTTTTGCTTTACTTTATTATAATCATTGTTCTATATTATATAATATAAATTTAACTTCAATAGGATTGAAACATGAAAAACATTTGCAAAAATTGTGGAAAAGAATATGAATTCGAACCGAGAAGAGGAACATATAAATTTACTTATTGTTCTGATACGTGTAAAAAAGAATATAATGCTAAAGATAAATTACCACAAATGAGAATTTGTGAGCATTGTGGTAAAGAATATTGGTGGGATGGTACATTAGATAAGTATATACAAGGTAAAGTAACTGTTGATTCTAAAAGATTTTGTAGTTTTGAATGCGGAAAAGCATATAAATATGAAAAGGCTAAAAAAAGTACTATAGAAAAATACGGTGCAATAGGATTTGGTGTAAAAGAATTACGAGATAAAGGACGTCAAACTGCTTTAGAAAAGTATGGTTGTGAAACTTATAACAATAGAGAAGCAGCTAAGCAAACCACTTTAGATAAATACGGTGTAGAAAACATATCTCAACTTGAAGAAAATAAAGAAAAAGTTAAAAACACCTGGAATAATAAAACCACAGAAGAATTACAAGAAATAGCAAATAAACATATAAAAACTAATCAAGAAAGATATGGTGTAGATAATATTTCACAAGTTGAAGAAATTAAAAACAAAATAATAAAAACATGGAATGATAAATCTGAAAAAGAAATAAAAGATATAATTAACAAAAGAGAAAATTCTACATTAAAAGAATATGGTGTGAATCATTATAGTAAAACAAATCAATTTAAAGATGATGTAAGAAACACATGGAATAGCAAAACAGAAGAAGAATTAAAAAATATAAACGATAAACACATTAAGACTAATTTAGAGAGATATGGTGTAACGCATTTTATGAAAAGTAAAAAATTCTTAGAAGAATATAAGAAAAATATGATACAAAAGTTTGGAATAGAATATCCATATCTTTCTAAAGAAGCACAAGAAAAGAAAAAAGAAACATGTCTTGAAAATTGGGGTACTGAATATTCTGTCACACATCCTGATGTTAGAAAGAAGATAAAAGAAACATTTATAGAAAAATATGGAGTAGACAATCCATTTTCTAGCGAAGAATTAAGAGAAAAAGGAAAGAAAACTTGTTTAGAACATTATGGTGTAGAATATGGATGTATAAGTAAACCTTGTATAGAAGCATCTAACAATATCGTTTCTAAAATAAACATAAAGTTTCATGAGATGTTAAAAAATTTTGGTATAGAAGCTCAATTAGAATTTCCGTTAAAAAAATATTCTTATGATTTAAAAGTAAATAACGTGTTAGTTGAAATAAATCCTACTTTTACACATAATTCTTCTATTGATATTAAAATGAAAAATATAGTTATTGATAAAAAAGATCCAAATTATCATTTAAATAAATCCAAATTAGCAGAAGATAATGGTTATCGGTGTATTCATGTTTTTGATTGGGATAGTCCATATAAAATAGCTCAAATATTAAAAGAGAAACAAACACTATATGCTCGTAATCTCGTATTAGCTGAAATAACAGAAGATGAAACAAAAGCTTTTTTAGAGCAATATCATTTACAAGGAAATTGTAATGGTCAGTCTGTTCGTTTAGGATTATATAAAAATAGTGAATTGATACAAACTATGACATTCGGTAAACCACGTTATAATAAGAAATACGAATGGGAATTATTACGTTTATGTACAAAAGCTGAATACAAAATAGTAGGTGGAACTGAAAGACTTTTTAAACATTTTATTAGTACATATAATCCTAATTCTATCATTTCTTATTGTGATAATGCTAAATTCACAGGAGATATTTATAAACGTCTAGGAATGATTTTAAAAGATAAGGGTAAACCTTCTAAACATTGGTGTAATCCTCGCACTGGAAGACATATCACAGATAATTTGTTACGGCAAAGAGGTTATTCTCAACTACATAATGATACAGAGCATAAAAAAGGTGAAAGTAATGAATTGCTTATGTTAGAAGCAGGATATTTAGAAGTATATGACTGTGGTCAATCTACTTGGATATGGAATAAATAACCACGG